GCGTTACCAGCCTTTTAATAAAGCTAAATACTAAGAATAAATCTACTACCATTTCAGATTTCCTTTAACGTTTCTTTAATATAGCTGTCAGATTGAATACTTTTACTATTAAGTACACAACCATCATATAACAATATACCGGGCATAAAATTTAAATATTCCACAAATGGTTTTAAATATTCGTGATACTCATGCAATCGCATGAATAGCATATTCGTTGCCTCTAAACCAAATACATTGTACAGCACGATTAAATGATTCAGAATCAACCTTTCCTTTAAATCCTGGTCCTGACGGTACCTGCTAAATAGCTTACGAAGATACTGAAATCTCTTCATGTCTTCGTCGAACTCTGACATCTCAGTACACTGAGGATTATCATAGTGCTTCATTGCGTATAGCAGAAAAGTTGACTCTGTCAATATCATAATATAATAATGTTTTAGTTAGTTTTAGCTATCAGCTACAATTGCATCTTCATCAACTGTATCACCTGTAACACCTAAGTCACCAGCAGCAACAGCAGTAACCTTCATAGGTACTAATGATTCTGCTTTATGGCGAGTTGCGCCATTCTGGTCAGTATAAGTGTGATACAAGTTCCAACCAGGTGTTTTAAGACCTTTAGCTCTGTTAGCTGCAATACCTGCTTCTGTCAAATCGACAAAAACTGCTAAATCTTCATCATTAGATTTATTAGTGTTGTTTGCGTCAGTTTCGAGCCACTTAGGTACGTCAGCTGCGACGTCTGTTTTTCCCCATTGTGCCATTGTTATCTCCTTGTTTAAGTTATGTTATATAACAAAAATTATTTTAATTCAGCTTTGAGCACTTCATCAACAAGGGCAGATTTTTTCTGTCTCTTGTCTAGTTCAATGCCTAGTTCGCGACCTTTAACTTCAAGCTGTGCTTTAGTCATTTTGTTTAAAGAAGCTTTAGTAGCCTTCTTTGGTCCTTTAGTAACAACTTTCTTTGTTACAGGCTCTGTGCGAACAGTTTTCTTTTCAACTGGTTTTGCTTCAGCAATACCAAAAAACTCTTTTAGCCATTCAATTAATACTTTCATAATATCTCCTATAATATATTAATTATATAAAATTCAAGAAAAAGATTTCAGTCTAGTAGCCTTTTGAAGCTTCTAGATCTTTTTTCTTCTTCTCACCGTTTGGCACTAAAGAGTCCTGAGCTTCAGTATCTTCGGCCTTTTCACTTTCACCTTCCCAATTGGCGTCAATGTATTCAAAAAATTCTTTTTTCTTCTCATCAGACAATTCATCAGGAGACTCAACATTAAATTTAGCAAGTACACCTTTAAAGAATTCTTGGTAATCACTATCTTCGTTATAAGTCGCGTGAAGTTTTTTGCCCTTTTTATAAGAAGCATGGACTGAACCACATGAACCTTCTTCTAGATAGGTTGCAATGCTTTCTTCCAGTTTAGAACTTAAGTCAAAATCTGTTTTGTATGAATCTTGTAGCGATGAAGCAACTTGAGCCAAGGTATCACCCTCACCACCAAGATGTCTTTTTGCGTATGACATAAGATCTTCTTCTGACCCTGTCATAGAAACCTTATCACCACCGTATCTGCCTGGGCCGATAACTTTAATTTTAATTCGGCCTCTTAGACCTTTCTTTTTAGGCTCATTAACCGAATCAGCATTGCTGCCGTCATCAGTTTTACCAGTAAAGCTACCTACTGTTAATGTTGCCTCGTTTTGTAATTCTGACATAATTGTCTCCTCTATGTTCATGTTTTATATATTTATAAAACTTTAGTTATTTTTATCTTTAAATTGTTAATGCCCTTAATCAGACGATGATACTCGTCTTTAAGTATCTTCAGCTTTGTTCCAGGTTTTAACAAGTAAGGTAGAGAATTTTCAGGTTGAAACTGCCAACCATCACCTTCCAATACCTCAATTAATCTATCTTCTTTATCTCTATGCCAGACATATTCCTTTGAATCATCTGCGACATTAAAAAGTCTAATATCACCTGAATCAATATATGGCTTACCAGAAATAAGAACCTCCTCCAGTAAGGCCAAGTTCTTTTGCATATTTTGGTAATCTACATGCCCAATATCCAGGCGTTAATTTGTCTGTTTTTGTATCACAGTTGTGTCTTGCTGCAAAGGAAGCAGCTGCCCCTTTATCATTAATCTTTGAAGTCAAGCCACCTTTTTCGTCACCAAATTCTATTTTCTTAGTGTTCCCAGTTTTAGGATTTCGTACATATACAACATACTTTTTATTACCACTAGATCTTTTTGGACTATTTAATTCCGGTTCCTTTTCTGCTGCCAATAAACCCATAGAATTATCAAATTCTACCATAGGGGTTTCAAGCGGAACAACAGTACCTTCATATAATCCAAATGATTCTGATAAAAGTTTCACGATATCTTTAATCCAGTATTTCCAGGGTTGTCAACATTTGGTTGTTCTTTGGCTCTATCTGCTTTTACTTCGTCATTCATATCGTCAACATTTTCTTCACCAGTTTTATCGTGGTCAAACGTATATGCCTTACCAGCGTCACCAGTTACCCATTCGCCATCCATATATCTTGGTTGGTCCTTTTGCATTGGGTAATCAGGTAATGTAAATGCTTCTAAAAATGTCTTAAATGATTTCATTAAATTCTACCTTTACCATCCCAGGTTACAATACCATTCATTTTCCAACCTTTTTCAGTGGCTGTTGTTGATGATATAATTGCCTTATCAGACATTTTGCCTGACTGAACCCAGATATCTTCTTTTGCCTTCTTTGCATCTTCGATGTCATCAAAGGATTTTACTATTTTCCAAGTGTCTTCGCCGGCCTTAGTCATAACCCAATAGGCTTCTGATATGACTTGTTCTTCTAAGTCTACTGTACCGTCCCATTTACCTTGTTCAATTTCTCGTATCAAGTCATAACATGTTCTTTCAACTTGTTGTAGACCTTTAAATATATTAGATGGTCCATCTGCACGATTGTTATATTGAAACTTTTCGTGGTCTTTGTTAATCTTCTCAATAGCCTTTAAGATCTTTTTATAACCATTAATTTCTTGTTTCCTGTCAAACTCAGAACCTTTTCTTTCAGCAGGACTTTTACCATGGAAGTTTATTCGTTCAAGAACTACTTCTGATTGGCTTTCCCTTATGGCCTGTAGTGCGTCTCTTATGGAACCTTTTGAATCTTTCATTATAATTCCTTACTTATTTACGATTTTTAAGATACGCTTTAAGCCAGCTGAATCCTTACTTATCATTGTTTGGTATTTTTCTTTGTCCTGTGGCTTTTTCATTGCATCAAACCCACGTAAGAGAGCATCAGCTTCCTGTTTAGACACTTTTAATTTCTTGTTATTTAAGAATTCCATTTGGCCTCTGCCTTGGTCGGAAATTTTTCTTAATTGTTGGATAGGATTCTTTTTGGCAAGTTTCATATCAGCTGTTGTTGCTCTGATATCAACATCTTTAACTTGTTTAAAGTCTCTATCGTTTTTAATAGCTCTTAGTGCGTCTTCTTTAGCACCTTCGGTATATGATTTGAATGATTCTTTCTTTGCCATAGTCCTTTTATTCATATTTTGGTCTACATACTTGGCCTGTGCCTTTCTAGCGCCTTCCTCACCACCTATTTCATATCCCATAAGATATGCATTAGCATGGCCTTTGGCTGCATTTGGAGTTTTCCAAGACATACTACCAAGATACATTGTTGTACCTTTTTCCTTATGAACAACCATACCTCTATGACCATCATTAAACTGTGATCTTTCTGAGTCTAGTTTATAATCATTTGAATCAATAGCTTCATGCATTTCTTCTGATTGTGAATGTCCTAAACGAGCTGCTCTTTGTCTTGCAGTTTCACCAGATCTACCAACACCAGCTCTTTGTGCGTCATATTTCGTAATGGAATCACGAGCTGATTTATTCATGCGTTTTGCATGAGCGTCATGTTGACTTTTTGTTTTATCTCTTTGTTGTTGAGCAAGAGTTGTTTCTTCTATTGCAGTTGGTGCATGATATGATGTTTCG